AATTTGATACAAACGCAATCATCAACCGCTATGATAACCGTATTGCAATGACGGTACTGGCGGATTTTATATTTTTGGGGCATGAGCAAAACGGCAGTTGGGCGTTGAGTTCCGATAAAACGGAGCTGTTCTCAATGGCGTGCGGAGCATTTCTTGATATTATCTGCGAAACATTCAACAGCCAGGCAATCCCGGCTTTGATTGATATTAACGGAGAGCATTTCAAGGGCATCACAGATTATCCCAAAATGACGCATGGGGATATTGAGGATGCAGACATCACGAAAGTTTCTGCATTTATCAAAGATATGACCGGTATCGGTGTACTGGTTCCCGATGATGGTTTGGAAGATTACATTAGACAGGTGGGACATTTACCGGAGAGAACATCTGACACAAGAACACCTGATGAGGTAAGAGCAACACAACAGACGCAGAACCAACCGCCAGAAAGCGCAACGGCGGCAGGGAAAGAGCCAAAGGATGGCGATGGAGAAATACCCAGTGACATTACTGAAGCTGCCAAACGGCGGCTAGGGAGGTACTAATCATGGCAATATTGATAAGACCTGGGAAGAGGTTCAGAAAAGCCAGAGCCGGTAACGGTGCGGAAATCCTGAAAAAGTTGGAGGATTATCTGAAAACAGCCAGTTCAGAACCGGTTGAGCTGTTATGCGGATTCTGGAAAGACCAGTCCAATGCCATCACGTATCAGGAATTAAGACAGGCAGTGCTTGATGGAGAGCTGGACGAAAAGACAGCCGATGAATGGATGCAGGACTATTCTTTATTGGTGCAGGGAAAACTCAACGGTATGTGGCAGAATGCGATTATAGCCGGTTCCACAAGCCAGCCAATAATCCAGGCTCTTGCAGATATGGATTATATTTTTTCAACGAAGCAGGTTCTTGGATGGATACAGGAAAGAGGGGCCGAGCTTGTGACACAATGCACTGATACGCAGAAAGAGGCAATCAAGGTATTCCTGGAAAGGACAGTTCGGGAAAGACATTCGGTTGATGAACTGGCAAAGATGATTCGCCCCTGTATTGGGCTGACGAAGCCGCAGGCGCAGGCAAATCTCAAATATTACGAAAATATGGTCAAAACTTTGAGAGAACAGCATCCGAGGATGAAAGCAGAAAGCATCCAGAAGAAAGCCAGGACAGCCGCAATGAAGTATGCAGAACGTCAGCACCGGCAGAGGGCGGACAATATTGCACAAACGGAAATGGCATACGCTTACAACAAGGGAGCTGATGAGAGCGTGCGACAGGCGCAGGAACAGAAACTTATAGGCGAGGTCATAAAGAGATGGAGCACATCAGGCGATGATATGGTGTGCTCTTTGTGTAGTTCTTTGGAGGGTGTGGAAATTGGCATGGATGAGGAATTTTCTTTCAAGGGAATAGGAACCAAAGTTACAACCGACCTCACACCACCAGCGCATCCGAGATGTGCGTGCGCTATTGAGTACATAGAGGTCACACCTGATAAAAATAAAAAGTAGAGGAGGCGAGGAATCATGCAGAAGTTTTCGGAGCTGATAAAGAAATCAACGGAAGATGGAGTCGGAAAGAAGAAACCGGCAGTGCAGAAAGGGCGGTTCAAGATTGCAAAATCTGATGATGATAAGATGCTGGCGTTTGGATGGGCGAATGTATCCATCACCGCAGATGGGGAATTGATAGAAGATTACCAGGAGGACATCATCGAACCGGAGGAACTTGAAAGTGCTGCTTACAAGTTCGCAGAACTGTACCGGGAGGGCGGAGAGATGCACGAAAGAGGCGGAGCCGCAGTCCTTATCGAATCGGTGGTATTTACCGAGGAGAAAATGAAAGCAATGGGAATCCCGGAGGGCACGTTGCCTGTCGGATGGTGGATTGGCTTCAAGGTGCTTGATGAGGATGTCTGGGAAAAGGTCAAAAGCGGCGAATACCCGATGTTCTCCATTGAGGGAGAAGCAGAGCGAGTGGAGGTTGAGGAAGAATGACAATACTTGCAGGAATAGGGATTTTCCTTTTCGGTGTGGCTGTTGGGGTGCTGTTAATATCCCTAAGCACAGTCACGAGAAAATATTTTGATGAAAAATAATAGCGGTAATACAGGGAGGCATCCGGGAGGGTGCTTTTCTTGCATTATAAAGAATTTTTAAGAAAGGAGCAGAGCGATGGCAACAAAATTGAAAAACCTCAAAATCACAAAAGTTGATTTTGTGGACGATGGAGCCAATCCAGAGGCACACATCCGATTGTTTAAGAGCAAGGACGGTGTGGAGCCGCCACATGATGAGGGTGCAGAGAAGAAACCGAATATCTGGAAACGCCTGATTACGGCGATTACAAAAGCCGCAGGAAGTGAACCGGATACATCGGAGCTGGAAAGCGTGATAGATGATATTCAGAAGAGTTCGGAGAGCTTCGGAGAAAGAATTGCCGAAGTAAAAAACCGAAAAATCGCAGATGAAATCTGGGATATCTGTTACGCCCTCCAATCTTCTCTGTGTTCCATTCTGAATGATGAGGAAATGGATGGAACCAGTGCAGCAACAGCAATGCAGGAAAGCCTTGACGAGTTTTGCGAGTTTACAAAAGATGCAATCTCGCAGTGGTCCAGTGGTAAGGCAACCAACATTGTGAAGAAAGAGGAGGTTACGGCATCAGACCTGGCGATGATGAAATCCATCCGCAAGAGATTGGATGATACCATCGAAAAAGCAGAAAAGGCGCAGGATGAGCCTGGAACCGGAGAACCAAAGAAAAAGGACCAGAACAAAAATCAGAACGATGCGAAAGGAGCAGAAGAAATGAAAATTGACAAGAGCAAACTTACACCTGCAGAACTGGCTTTCTTACAGTCCATTGAGAAGCGTTACGGCGAAGAGGAGGTAGCCGCAGGAGCAGAGGGCGTAACTCCACTGGCGCAGAATCCGGAGGGAATACCGGCAACAGAGGTCGGTAAATCCAATACACCGGCGCAGGGAACAGATGGCGGAGAAGATATCTACAAGGGTATGCATCCGGCAGTAAGAGCGGAACTTGAGAACTTAAAGAAGTTCAGAGAGGCAACAGAGGAGCGTGAGCTTGAGGACGTTGCCAAAAAGTATGAAATCATCGGAAAGAAGAAAGAAGAGCTTGTACCGGTACTCAAAAGTCTGAAAGCCGCAGGAGGCACAGCATATACAGATATGATTGCTGTACTCGATGGAGCGGTTGCAGCCGTTGAGAAGTCCGGTGCTTTTACTGAAATCGGTAAATCCGGTGGAGCTGGCACAACAGATGGCGCAGCATGGTTAAAGGCAGAAACCCAGGCGGCAGAGATTATGAAATCAAAGAATGTGACAAAGGCGCAGGCACTTGATGAAGTATTCCAGAATGACCCGGAACTTGCAGCAGAATGTGAAAAGGAGGAGTAAGACATGGCAGATTATTTTGGCACAAGCATCAATGAAAGCCCGACTATCGTGTTAGAGGCTGGAAAAGACATTGAGGGCGCACAGGGAATTGCCCTGGCAATCAAGAATGGTAAGGCTGAAAAGCCGACAGCCGGTGCAAATGTTATCGGCTTATCACTGTTTACGAATGATGAGAAAGTAAAGGCCGGTGATGATGTAGACATCCAGGTAAAGGACATCGGAAAGTGGATTGCCGGAGAGGCAGTTGCGGTTGGAGATGAGCTTACAACCAATGCAGAGGGAAAGGCAGTAAAAGCGGCGGCAGGTAATTTTATTACAGCAGTTGCCCTTAGTGCAGCAACAGAAGCAGGTAGCGTGGTAAAGGTTCAGCTTATTAAGGCTGGCTACAAACCGAAAGAGTAAGAAAGAGGAGGACTATAAACGATGGGTAACACAAGAGAAGTAAACGGAAATGCGGCGATTCTTGCGAGAATCAATAAGGGATGGAAACCTAACCGCTATTTAACAAACATGAGCATGGCTTATTTTGCTGACCCGAAAGACCATGTTGCAACCAGTATTTTTCCGATTTGTCCGGTGGATTTTTCTACCGGATTTTATTATGAATTTCTGAAAGGCGACCTTGCAAGAGATAATGTTGCGAGAAAGCCGGCTTTCGGTAAAGTATCACCGGCAAAGATGGGACACACTGATAACAGCTACAAATGCGTTGTAGACCAGATTATCGTAGGCGTAGACCAGATTGGAGCCATAAACTATCAGCGTGCAGGAGTACCGGCATCCATCGACCCAAGACGTAGCAAGGTACGTTTTGTATCAGAACAGCAGTTGCTTCACCTTGATATTTTATTCGCAGAGAGCTTTTTCAAGACAGGAGTTTGGGCGAATGAGTTCACTGGTATTTCATCTGGTACACCGAGCGGCAGCCAGTTCCTGAAATTCAATGATGCGAATTTCGACCCGGTTAATTTCTTCGATGCAAGAAAGAGAGAAATCAAGCTGGCAGGCAGACGTATGCCGAATAAGTTAAGCCTCGGCTATGATTCATTCACAGCATTAAAGAATCACCCGGACATCCTGGAGCGTGTGAAGTACACAGGCGGTACGGCAAATCCGGCAATCGTAAATGAACAGGTACTTGCACAGGTACTTGGATTTGAGGAAGTAAAGGTCCTGGAGGCAACATACAATGCCGCAGAAGAGGGACAGCCGGACGATATGAAGTTTGTATGCGAATCTGATGGAGCATTACTTACATACACAACAAATGCACCGGCTATTGATGAGCCGTCCGCAGGATATATCTTTACATGGGATATGCTCGGCAAAGGAAACTACATGGCAACAGACCAGTTCGAGGGCGAGGGTGGTACTCATTCAGAGTTCATCGAGGGCTTAATGTCTACGGATATGAAGAAAACCTCCGATGACCTGGCTTGCTACCTGTCTGCGTGTGTGTAAACAGTAAGGAGGTACAGCGATGAGCTATGTTTGTACAAAAGCTCTTCGTATCAGTGGTGTTGATTATGCCCCTGGGGATGCAATCCCTGATGGGGCAATCCGCCCTGAAAGAGTAAGAGCATTAAAAACATCCGGCTTTATTGGAGAGCTTACAGAGGAAGTAGCACCACCGGCTGATAAGAAACCGGAGGAAAAAGTGGTTATCGAGCAGGTAACAATCCCGGTAAAGGCAGAAGATGGCAGAGAAATGGAGGTATCACTTGTGCTTTCAGGAGTTGTGAAAGTATTTGAGGTTATGCAGATGCCGGAAGAGGATGCTGTCAAAGAAATTGCAGGAATTGAGGATGAAAACATTCTTATTACGATTCATGCCACAGAGAGCAGAGAAGCGGTAAAAGCGGCGGCAAAATCCAGAGCCGTTGAATTAAGCACAGGCGGCGAGAAAAAGGCAGCCACAGGCGGTAAGAAGCCTACAAAGGGTAGTGCGAAAGACACAGACAAAGATACGGAGAAAAAGTAAAGGCGGTGCGTGAATATGGCAACAGGAACTTACAGTTACAACCCGGCAGACCTTAAAGGAAACACGATGAGCCGTATGCGTTTTGAGCTTGGCGATACGATGGTACAGGGAGCCGAAAATACTTGTGCGGTAACGGATGAGGAAATCAATGCTGCCATTGAAATGTACCCGAAGTCATGGAAGAAAGCAAAGCTGATGCTGGTAGAGAGTATCTACCGGCGTTTTTCGTATGAGGTGGATACAAAGACAGGACCATTATCTTTGAGCCTACACGAAAGGGCGGAAACCTGGAAAGAGGCATACGAGGCATTGAAGAAAGAAGTCAAAGCCGAAAATATTTCCGTTCCGGCATTTGCAGGAAACGCAGGCAAGAAACCACCGTATTTCTTTACCGGTATGCAGGAGAATGAAAGGACGAGGCAGGGATGATAAATGCAAACATGATGTATTTAAGACCTGGCAACCTTTTCAAAGAATTTGTGATTGAAAATAACCGGCAGAAAGTGACATCCACCGGGCGAGTAGTGAATGACCATAAAGGGGACGGCATAAAAACTCTGTATGGATGCCTTGCAGATGCAACCACAGAAACTGCGAAAAATAAGTCTACCGAGGACCATACCGTTACACATACGATTGTGCAGAGAGGAACACCTTTAGCGAAGAAAACTGATAAATTAGTGCTGGGAAATCGTGTTTTTTATGTTGTTGCAGTAGATGATACAGGAGGTCTTGGAATTTCCACCCTGTATTATGTCGAGGAAAGGGATGATATAAAAAATGACACCAGAACAGGCTCCTGATGGAGTAAGAGAGGCAGTCGAAAAAGAGGTAAAGCACATCAATCAGAAAGTCCGGTCAAAGGCAGCCAGAGTAAATAATGCATTGAGAAATGCAGAGCTGGAAGTGCTGAAAGGACAGAGAGGCGGAAAGAGATACCGCAAGCCGCATTCAAAACGTACCTATCAGGCATCATCACCCGGAGAACCACCGGCAAGAAGAACAGGTGCATTGCGATTACAGTGGGCCAAAGGCGTTGATGGTGGTTCATCTGGAAGTGGTGGAGCAAAATATACGGCATACATCGAAAGCCAGGTTCCGTATGCAGGGTATTTGGAAAACGGTACAAGCAAAATGGCGGCAAGACCGTATGTGGAAAAAATCAAAGAAAAGGCACTGCCGGAAATAGAAAGTATTTTCAGCGAAGATAGCTGATAGGAGGCGAAGAGATGGAACTGATTACAGAAAAGCCAGTGAAGCAGTTCGACACATCCGCCATAGCGAAAGGCAATCTCATATATGCAAAGCATTCCTCATGGGATGCAGGAAAGAGTGGATTCGTTACAGGAGTGAACGGAAATGAAATTGCGGTGCAGTTTCATCCGGGCATTGGGAATGTGACGAATCATTTTTTTATCCTGGCATCAGAGGCAGCCGCAGGGCAATGGGAAATCCGATGGTCTGTGGATATGTCCGAAGTATATGAGTACGGCATAACGCATGAGGAGGAGCCTGTCGAGAATGGAGGGCAGGAATGAAACTGGAAGAACTGATTCAAAAAAGATTTACAGAGCGTGAGGGATTAACAAAATTCCTTGCCAAGTTTGGAGATTACCCGGCGATATTCAGCCCGGAGGCTCCAAAGGATAACCAGAACTGGGGTACAGATGTTCATTATCCGAGGCTTGTATATAACTATGATATGCAGGCGGATGAGGAGCGGAAGAGCGCAGGAACATTGTCTGTATCGTTGCTATGCCAGAACACAGAGGATGCGACAGAGGAAGATATAACACCGGAAATGCTTGAACCGCTGGTTCGGGATTGTCTGAAAGATGTGTTGCTCCATTCCGAAGATGGAAAGCTGTATGCATTCGCATGGAACCGGACGGACGCATTTGAACTGGCAGAAAGCAAAACAGACCTTATTATCGGTAGCGATGTGAGGTTTGACATCCTGGAATATACAAGCCAGGAAACAACCGACCCGGACCCGGTAATGGCAATGAATAAGTTCGTAAAAGAACTGTATCCAGAGTGCATCGTGGTAGGGCTTGACCGTATGGAGGAAATTACAGAGGCTTCAAGAGAAACGCCTGTTATATATTGCAGGCTCAATAGCATGGAAAAAGTAGAGGAAACGAATACGGTTGTCTGGATGGATGGTAAACTCGCCATCCATATTTTATGCCCGGATAGCGACATAAGGCTGAAAATGGCAGTTGCTATCACAAATGCGATGTCACTGGACGGAGAAGTCACAATGCTGGATTATTCGCCAATGTTTATCCGCAAATTACAGATGGACAATAAATCTGATTATCTCAAAGATGGCCAGATTTTTGTGACAGGCAGATATGGCTTACTGCGATATAAAGCGAAGCCGCATCAGCTTAATAGAACCACACAAAATTATTATTAGGAGGCGTGAAAATGGCAAGAGCAAAAGTAGAATCCACAGCGGATGCAGTGGAAGAAAAGAAAACCGATAATGCCGAAGATACCGCACCGGTAAAGGCAGAAGAGGTAAAAGCTCCGGCAGAATCCGAATACACCATTGAGGAACTTGCAGACGGAGCAGGGAACATTTTCAATACCAGAAGAGAATGTGTCGTTGCGGCATTAAAGGTCGCAGGAGCAACAATGTGTACAGTGTCTAAAGCCAAAGAGCTTGTGGACACATTTTTGAAAAAGGAGGTCAAATAAGATATGGCTGGAACATATGTCTTAGGAGAAACAAAGGTCAGACCGGGAGCGTATTTTAATATTCAGAAGAAAGGAACAGGACAGCAGACTGGCACTGTAAGCGGTGTTACGGCTGTCCTTTTTCGTTCCGATTTTGGACCATTAAATACTGCGGTCGAATTAAATCCAGACGATGGATTTGCAAATACTTTCGGTAACGCAGGAACAACCGATGCCATCCAGGAGGCAATCAACGGTGGAGCACAGACAATCATTGCTTGCCGAGTTGGTAACGGAGGAACACCGGCAACAGTTACACTGAATACGGCGGAGGGAGAGGGAGCTGTAAAAATTTCAGCATCATATCCTGGAAAGAAAGCCTTTACCGTAACAGTAAGAGAAAAATTGACAGACAGCTCATTAAAAGAGTGCATCATCTATGCCGGTGTGACGGAATTTGAAAAAGTCGAGTTCACCGCAGGAGCAGGAGAGGCAAAAGCACTTGTAGAGGCATTTGCAACAACGAAGAAATTCAAAGCAGAGGTTGTATCTGGAAAGGACCAGGCAATCGTGATGAATGTATCGCAGAATGCGTTCACCGCAGGAACCGACCCACAGGTTGCAAACGAGGATTATTCAAACGGATTTGTAGCTATTGAGCCTTACGAGTTTAATACAATCTGTGTTGATACAGAAGAAACAGCAGTTCATATCCTGATGCAGTCATTCATCAAGCGTATTTTCAATGTTGGTTCCCTTACACAGGGAGTTGTGGCAGAGAAACACACTGTTGACCTGGAAACCAGAATGAGCCATGCAGCATCATTTAATGATGAGAAAATGAACTACGTCCTCAATGCTTATGTGAATGAGCAGGGCAAGGAGATTGACGGATACCAGACAGCAGCACGTTTGGCTGGCATGATTGGAGCTTGCGCTTCAAATTCTTCCCTCACCCATACTGTTGTGAATGGATTCAGCGAAATCCTGGAACGCCTCACGAATACACAGATGATTGCCGCAGAAAAGAAAGGCTGTATTGTATTAAGCTACAGCAGTGCAAAACAGGTGTGGATTGATAGTGCAATCAACACTCTTATCACACCGGCTGACAATCAGGATGATGGATGGAAGAAAATCAGAAGAGTAAAGACCAGATTCGAGCTTATCCGCAGAATGAATGCGGCGGCAGACGCACTTGTCGGAAAGGTAGATAACGACAAGGATGGGCGAAGCACTGTAGTAAGCCAGTTGCAGGCAATCGGTGACAATATGATTGCCGAGGGAAAGCTGACAGCAATTACAGTTTCCGAAAGCACAGCAAATGTAGCTGATGGGGACAGTGCTTGGTTCGATATTGACGTAGTTGACAAGGATTCTATGGAGCATATTTACCTGTCATATAGATTCCAGTTCAGCACAAATGCATAAGGAGGTAACAAAGGATGATTAACACAAGAGCTGCCGGAGATTCTCGTTTTGCGAGAACTGGTAAAGATGGAGCGATTTATAACGCTGATGGCGTGTTGCTGGCAACTGTAGACAGCTTCACAGCCAATGTAACTTATAACAATGCGGCATATTCCGTTTTAGGAAATGCGCAGGAACTTGAAACCGCAAACACATTTAAGGTTGCCCTTACAATGTCCCAGGTTGTAGTTGAGGATGATGCTTTCATCCAGGAGCTTGTCGAGGCTATGGAATCACAGACAATGCCTGTATGGGATTTCCAGGGAGTGCTCAAGGGAAGAAACGGTACCGAAGAAAGAATGGTATACCGTGAGTGTATCCCAAGCGGACAGGTTGATTTACAGAATATTACCGTTGGAGATGTTATCAAGAGAGCTTGGAACTTTGCGGTCAACAGACCACCGAAGTTACAGAACTTACTGGCACTGGGTTAAGAGATACAGTGCAGTTCGCAGGAGGGTGCCTAAATGGCATCCTCCATTTAATTTTAACAATACTTTTTGAAAGATGGAGGAAGAAACGATATGGCAGATACAACAAAGAAAGCAAGTGTACAGATTGTAAATGAGGAGCAGAAAAACATGGCAGTTACGGAAGTAGAGACAACCGAAGAGGAGAATAAAACTCTTATCAGAATGAATGAGGACGATTTCATCCAGGGACTTATCGATGCAGCCGATTATGCGAAAGATGATACACAGCCCATTGAAATTGCCAGAAATGGAAAGGTGCTTTTTGCATTTAGCATCAGACCGTTATCAGAGGAAGAATACAACAAGTGCAAGAAGAAACACACAAAATACGTGAGAAACAAGCAGTTCGGTATGAAGTTACCGGAGGAAACAAACACTGTCAAATTCAGAGATGCACTGATTTATACAGCAACAGTTGAGGCAGACAGAGAAAAACTCTGGGACAACAAAAAGGTATGGGAAAGCCTTAGAAACAAAGACCTCCAGATTATGAACGGTCTGGATGTTATCGAATACTGCCTGAAAGCCGGAGAGAAAGACAAGATTATTGAATGCATTGACTCTCTTAGTGGTTTTGAGGAGAACATCGAGGAAGTAGCAAAAAACTAATTAAAGCCGGAGGAAAGACCTGCTTGTTGCATCATATTTTCCAACGAACAGGAATTACACCGGATGAATTTTACAAGAAACCGCATGGAGTACAGGCGTTTATGCTTGCGTCCATGCGGATTTATTTAGAAAGCTCGAAAGGAGGGGAGGACGATGGCGGAAACAATACGAATTGAAATACCTATCGAAGTTGATGATAATACCGGACCTGGTACATCAAGCGTTGAAAAGAATATGCACAAAGTCAAAGATGCAGCCGATAAGGTAAAAAGTTCTACCGACCAGATGAGTACATCTGCGAAAAAAGCAAATGACGAAGTGACGAAGTTCGACCGTTCAGCGAAGAAAACACAGAAAAGTTTATTGTCATGGGCGAAAGAAAAGTATTCGGTACTGTTGGAGGCGAAAGATAAGATTTCACCGATATTGTCAACAATCAAGGGCGGACTTACCAGTTTTGGAAGAAAGACCTGGAGCGTGACAATGAAAGCAGTAGACCTTGCCACCGCCCCAATACGAGGTGTTATAAACCTATTGAAAAATCCAATCCTCCAAGTCGGAGCGGTTCTCGGAATCAGCGTAGGGTTGAAAGATACGATTGATACCTATAAAGATTTCGAGGCCGCTATGTCACAGGTCAAGGCTGTAAGCGGTGCGGCCGGCAGTGAATTTGATAAATTGACAGCCAAAGCAAAAGAAATGGGAGCAACCACAAAGTTTACCGCAACACAATCCGCCGAAGCATTTAACTATATGGCTATGGCAGGATGGGATTCACAGCAGATGCTTGACGGTATCGAGGGTATCTTAAACCTGGCAGCCGCATCCGGGGAGGATTTAGGAACAACCAGTGATATTGTAACAGATGCGCTTACAGCGTTTGGCTTGAAAGCCGGCGATGCGGCGCATTTTTCTGATGTTTTGGCACAGTCAGCGGCGAGTGCAAACACCAATGTTTCCATGATGGGAGAATCTTTCAAGTACGTTGCACCAATCGCAGGAGCGATGAAATACAGCGTTGAGGACACATCTCTTGCCTTGGGATTGATGGCGAATGCCAGTGTCAAAGGCTCAATGGCTGGTACATCATTAAAAACAGCACTGGCAAATATGGCGGCACCGACCGATAAAATGGCAACCGCTATGAAGAAATATGGAATCAGCCTTACAGACAGCAACGGAAATATGAAAACGCTGAAAGGTGTGCTTGACAATTTACGTTCAAGTCTTGGTGGATTATCTGAAACAGAAAAGACAGCAGCCGCAAGTACCATTTTCGGCAAAGAGGCTATGTCTGGTATGCTTGCAATTATCAATGCGACAGAATCAGATTACAACAAACTGGCAGATTCTATAAACAATGCAGATGGAGCCGCATCTAGGATGTCAGACACGATGCTTGATAACTTAGAGGGTTCAATCACATTGCTGCAATCAGCTATGGATGGCGTGAAGATTTCGTTCGGTGAACGATTATCTCCGTATGTGAGAGGAATCGCAGACTGGCTAACCGACCAGATGCCAAATATTGAGCAGGGGCTTAATGAAATGATGGACTGGGTAGACACTAAGGTTGACCGGATGAAACGAAAATTCAAGGAAATGACACAAAGCGATGAGTGGCAGAATGCAGATTTCTTTGGCAAAGTAAAAATTGCCTGGGATGATTTTATTGCAGAGCCATTCAGCGAATGGTGGAATAGTACCGGAAAGCAGAAAATTGCGGACATTGCCGGAGATATGGGAACCAGTATCGGAACAGGATTAAAATTCGGAATACTTACACTTCTTGGTGTGGATGTATCAGACACACTAAACGAGGGCGCAAGCGTTGGTGCTTCATTTGCAAAAGGATTCGCAGAGGGATTCGATTCTGATGCGATAACGAGTAAATTATTCCAGGGATTTGGCAACATGGTAAAGAGCGCAGGAAAGTTACTTCCAGGAGGAAAATCAGCAGATTTATCCTCTATTTTTTCTGCCGTTATGCTTGCGAAAATGGCAGGACCGATTGCAAGCCTTGGGAAAGGCACTTTCAGCGTAGGTAAAGCTATATTCGGTAAAGATGCAGCCACCGGAACATCACTGGCAGGAAGCCTCGGAAGTACAATCATGGGTTCAGCCGCAAAGGGAACCGGTCTAAAAGGACTTGGCGCAACGATGGGAATGGTTGGAAATGCCCTTGGTTCTGGAGCCACTACCGGCGCAGGATTGATTGCGGCAGGAACAGCAGGAACGGTCGGAGGTATTGCTGGAGGAGCGACCCTTGTGAGCGCAGGAATTGATGCTTACAAAGCAATAAAATCTGATGATAAGGCAGAGAAATCTGCTTACGAAGAGTCAGCCGCATGGAAAGCCGGAGGAGTTGCAGCCGGAGCAGCCGCAGGTGCCGCACTCGGTAGTGTTATTCCTGGACTTGGAACAGCGGTCGGTGCTTTAGTAGGTGCCGGAGTTGGAGGCATTTCAGGATGGATTAAAGGAAACAAGGTCAAGAAAGAGTATCAGGACAATGTGGAGGAGATGCAGAAAGAAGCTGAAAAGGCTCAAAAGGTATTCGATGCAACAGGATTATCAATCGACAAGGTAAGATTTACGAACGATGATTTGAACGATGCTATGAATGACAGTTCTGTAACTGCAGAACAGCTTGCATCCTACATCCAGGAAGATGTTGCAAAGGTTGGAAAAGAGGCTTTTGGTAATATAAAGTTATCCCTTAGCGAAATTAAAGACCTTGCAAATAAAATCACGTTTGCTGATATGGGCGAGGGAATTACAAAGTTCAATGAGGCAACGGAGAATGCAAAAGAATCCTTAGCATCACTGGAAAGCTCTGTTTCCACGATGAAAAAGGAAAACTGGAAAGTTGGACTGGGTATGCAGTTATCCGAAACGGATATGGATGATTACAAAACATCCATTGATAATTTTGTAAAATCGGCGCAGGACTACATTGAAAATAGCCATTACGAGGCTACAGTTGCCCTAGAGTTGCTTACAAACGGCGAGGGCAGCACAGAGGGAATCGATACCATGTATAACAGCATGAAATCACAGATAGAGGAACTATCAGGAAAACTAAGCGATACGGTAAGTATTTCCCTTGAAGATGGGGTTATTACGCTGGATGAATCGAAAGAAATCACAAATCTGCAAGAACAGATTACGGCAATTACAGATAAAGTATCAAAGGCACAGGAGGACGCATCGTTCCAGACATTGAAAATCAAGTACGGAAATGGCGCAAGCCTTGATATTGATTCATTTAATCAGTTGCAGGAGGAGTTACAGGAGCAGGTAAGTTCGTTCAAAGAAACTTACGACAATGCACTCACGGTAACCCTTACAAACCTTAATTTACAGTTGTCCGAGGGAGCCATTACGCAGGAACAGTATGATGCGGCTGTACAGCAGGCTACCGATGGATATTATGCAAACATCAACGATATGGAGGTGAGAGTATCAAGCTTCAATCTGGATACGATAGCAGAGGCTTGGAATGAAGAGCTTGCCGGAATCATGCCGGATATGGAGGGTAGTGTTTCTGAAAAATTAAATGCTGCTTTACAGACTGCATTGTCAGAAAAACCAGATGTATCAAGCTGGACCCAGGAGGACATGATGGGATGGCTTGGACTTGATAATATGAGCATAGACACATCAGCTTTTGAAAATATCTATCAAGAGTTGGTAGCAACAGCGCAGAACATGGCACCGACAGCCAAAGAGGAAATCGTGCAAAGCATGAAAGAGTCTATCCCAACGATGGACGAGGTTATGGCAGAGTATGGACCGATTTCCAATGAGGCATACGCGTCCATTGTGGAACAATATAAAGAGGCGATGAACAGCTCTTTTGAAAGTGCTGATTTTTCCGGTGTTGGCACAACGTTGAGTACCAAGATGAGCGATGCAATCATGAACACTGATACGTCAGCGTTCACAAGTGCGTTTACCGGACTTAGTGCAAAGACTGGAACCGATGCAGCGACAGCATTCCAGGCTGCTGATTATACCGGTGTAGGTTCGGCTGTTGGTAGTGGAATAGGAAATGCAATTAACAATACGGATATGTCACAGATTAACAGCGCAATAAACACTCTGAAAACGAATACGGATAGTTCCGTAAATAGTGCGTTCGGCGCAGGAGTATCTACGACAATGCCGGTAAGTGTAACTCTGGATTGGTCTGTTGTAAACCCAACCAAAACATTCACGTTGAGTGGTGGAGGAAGTGGGAGCAAAACAGTGACCGTATCAGCTCATGCAAATGGCGGTTATGTGAATGACAAGCAGTTGTCATGGGTTGGCGAAGAGGGACCGGAGGCAATCATACCTTTGGTTCCAGGTAGAAGAAACAGAGCACTTGAATTGTACAAAGAGGTTGGAGATATTCTCGGAGTACAGGCGAACGCTAACGGAAACATCATTGGAGATGCAACACCTTTGAGTGGTGGAGGAAGTGGGAGCAAAACAGTGACCGTATCAGCTCATGCAAATGGCGGTTATGTGAATGATGCACTTGATATTCCTGACGTGCCTCATAAACCATATGAGATTGAAACACCGATGGAAAGTGTTATCAAAAATATAACTCCGTACAGTGCAGGGCAAAGTTCGATTGGAAGTACAGCAACAGAGATGTTTGCTTACAGCTCAATTTCGGACTTTTTATCTCTCAATGATAATTTGTTAGCCGAAGCGATTAGAAACGGAGCCACAGGCTATAACGGATTCACAGAGGGTACAGAAAGCGATTCAGATACCGCAGATGAACCTTTAAGCAGTTCGAGCACAGTGGAAACCGGAAAGACAAATATAAATCTCAATATCCAGATGTCACCGCAATTCAATATTTCTGATTCAGGTAACGGAAAAATGGATGAGGCAAGCATTATGGCAATTATCCGAAAGAACATGAAGTCAATGGCTGATGAGCTTGGAGGAGAAATTGCTGACAGACTGGAACAGGTATTTTCAAACATGCCGGTAGTAAAGGAGGGGTAGGCGATGGAAATAAAACTGTTTGAAGCGGCGAATAAAAAGAAGTCGTTTACATTCTCCTCATTGCCGGAGAAGATAAGCGGCAACCTGGGAACAAAATATCAGAGTTACGATATTATCTCCCAGGGAGCCGTAAAAGTGCCAAAAGGAACAGAGGTGGCCGAAATCTCATGGGATGCTGTTTTCTTTGGACCGTCCAGAAAAAATCTTGCGGTTGTAAAGAGTGATAGCTACCAGACACCCGATAAATGCATACAACAGTTGAGGGAATGGCAGGAAAAAGGAACGGCGTTAAATCTGCTTGTGACAGATACATGGATTAACCTGGACGTTACGATTGATTCATTTGCACCTGACCCTTTTGGAGCTTATGGAGATGTAAGCTACAGCATTAAGTTCTCGCAGGCAAAAGACCTGAAAATTTATACAACTAATGAATTGAAGATTGCCGCCTTTGTAAAAAAGACTGTCCCAAGGAATACCCCAAGCCAACCGGCAGGCAGTAGTTATACGATAGTTAGTGGCGATACGCTGTGGGGGATTGCTTCACGGAAACTCGGAAGTGGTGCGAAGTGGACGAAGATTTACGATGCGAACGCTTCAACGATTGAGGCGGCGGCAAAGAAACACCGGAAGAGTGGTTCTGACCACGGACACTGGATTTATCCGGGAACGACCATCACGATACCGGCAGCATAGGAGGTGCGGAGATGATAGACTTATCAAAAATCGCATACCGACTTACTGTTATGAGTAGCGGTGGAAAACAATACAATATCAAAGAATTTGTTACTGGGCTCGGATGGGAGGAAAACAAAAACGAGATTTCCGTCCGAGTCTCATTTACAGCAAAGAACGATAAGACATCCGCAGGGAGATTGTCAGAGATAATCAAACCCGGATGCCTTATTGGCATTTTTGCTAATGATGGAGGCACACAGGATAAAGAAGTTGCAAGAGGAACTGTACAAGAGTGGAATCCACAAGAACAGAGCAGCTCAAGCACATTGAAATGTGTTGCGTATGATGCTCTATACGATTTGCAAAGAAGTCAGGACAATAAATATTATTCCGCAGGAACCGGCACAAAGTCTATTGTGACAGGCGTGTTTGACGATTGGGGGATACCAACAAAAGGATATAGCGGACCGAATGTATCACACGAAAAGATGAAATACAGCAGTTCGTATCTGTCCGATATGTTACTGGATGTTCTGGATGATGTTCACAAAAAAGGTGGAGGAAAGTATATTATCCGAGCGGCAGAGGGCTATGCTGATGTTGTTGAGCGTGGAACAAATAAAGATGTTTACGTGTTCCGAGTAGATAATACAAAATCTATCAGCCAATCCATAAGCACAGCAAGTCTTGTTACCAGAGTAAAGGTGCTGGGACAGGCAGACGATGATGGAAACTCTCCGGTCGAAGCGACTGTAGATGGACTTACCAAATATGGAATCCGTCAGAGAATATACACTAGAGGAAAAGACGAAAGCCTGGATGAGGCAAAAACAGCGGCGCAAAAAATCCTTGACGAAGATGGTGTGATTGATGAAGAAATCACAGTACAGGCTCCAGATGTGCCATTCATTCGAAAAGGCGACTTGGTTTATATCATGATAGGTTCTGCACAGAATTATTATTTTGTGGTGGGAATCCGGCATGATTGTGACAATTACAGTATGACAATGGACTTGGAGCTTGCAAAGACCGAAACGGTAACACAGACAACAAAGAAAAAGGATTACAATGTCGGAGATATTGTGAATTTCAAGGGCGGTACACATTATGTATCGTCCTATTCTGGTTCAAAAGGGTATAACGCCAGAGCCGGAAAAGCAAAAATAACAATCAAAAATGGTTCTGGAAAAGCTCACCCATGGCATTTGATACACACAGATAGTGGCAGCAATGTTTATGGATGGGTCGATAATGGAACGTTTGAATGATGGGAGGCGATAGCGTGGATAATTTCGATGCAAATGCCGGTACAAATAAGCTGGCAAATGTTTTAAGCAGCAGGATGCAAAGAGAGAACGATACATCGTTATGCTTGGACTTTGGAGAAATCCAGGGAAACGGCAGCCTCATCACAAATACTTTCCCTGTAGCAATTCCGAAAGGACAGTATTCGGTATGCAGACATGTAGGAGGATTATCTTTTACAGCAAGCGGTGGAAAGCATGGAGGGCATTCAAGCGGCAATGGTTCGCACAGTCATACGATTGCACCTCCAAAAATAAAACCTGGGGACAGGGTGCTTGTGGCATGGGTTTTGAATGAGGCCTGCGTCATAGATGTTGTAACAGGTTCGTAGGAGGTGGAACGATGGCAAACATTGTAACTGTTGCTGTTCCTGCGTTCATAGAAGAAAGTTCCGAATATGATACGCAATACAAACGGACAATGAAATGGGACCCTGAAAAAGGGGATTTCGTAAGAAATGCTGCAAATCAGGTTGCGGAGTGCACCGGAGAAGAGGGCTACATGATTTGGTGCATGAAAGTATCCATGACAGAACGGTATTCCTGCCTTGCCTATTCCAACGATATAGGCGTGGAGATGGAGGACGCACTGGCACAGAATGATGAAAAGACAGTCGAATCAATGGTGGAGCGAACCATCAGAGATGCACTGCTTGTAAATCCAAGGACTGAATGGGTACGAGATTTCGAGTTCGATTGGAACGGCGATAGTATGAACTGCTCTTTCAAGGTCAAAGGGAAAGAGTGGGACAAGGTATTTCAAATCAATATTTAGAATGGAGGTGGCAAGATGGCACAACCAGAATTTCATAGACCGGAGTGCTTTGATGGGAGCACGACCGATGAAATACACGAGCGAATGATGGCGAGTTTACCGGATGATATAGACGATATGCCTGCCGGATTTCCCTATGATTTCACAAGACCGGCGGCGGAGGAAAAATCAGAGTTCATCAACTATCATCTGATAAGAGCAGTAATGCTTGCGTTTCCGCAATACGCCTGGGACGATTGGCTTGATTTACATGGAGCACAGGTTCATGTGACCAGGCATGAAGAACAACACGCAACCGGGAATATAACAATTACTGGTGCCACAGGTAGCGTAATAGCCGCAGGCACCGTTTTTTGCGTGCCGGCTATAGATGATAACCCTGCAATCGAATTTGCCACAAATGAGGAGTGTACGATAACTGGTGATGGTACCGTAACGGTAGCCGTAACAGCAGTGGAAAGTGGTATCGGCTCCAATGTGGCAGCTCACACCGTATGTATTATGGCAAAGAGTGATAAGAATATTACCGGAATAGATAATGCGGAACCTATATCTGGTGGAACTGCCAGGGAAGAGGATGGAGACTATTACGACAGGATATTTGCTGAATATGATAACAGTAAAACGTATCTTGGAAATGATAGCGATTTCATCCGATGGGCGAAAGAGGCAGGGGCAGGCGATTGTATTGTAGTCGCTGCTTTTGATGGTCCGGGAACCGTAAAACTGGTGTTGGTGGATGGAAACGGACAGCCAGCAAACACAAAGCTGATAAATGATGTATATAACTACATTGTTTCTCCTAATGACCGCACACAGAGGTTATTACCTACAGCGTGTGCGAAGCTGTCATGCGTGGCGGCAACCACTGTAAAGATGAATTACACCATTACAGGATTGTTACTGGACGAATCGGCGGATAAATCGCGTGTGGAGGAGGACTTCAAAAAGTTGGTGCTTACTGTATACGGTGTGGCAAAAAATGAGGGAATGCTTCGATACAATGATGTGCGACCACTGATTACCGCCATTGATGGAGTGGAGGACTTCGACACATTCCTGATAAATGGAAAAATGAGTAATATCAAACTGGAAAAAGAAGAATATCCGGTTACCGGAACAATCGATTTCAGAAGTTAGGAGGGTGGACAATGACAGATGAAGAACTGGAACTATTTCCGACGAGTGAGAGTGCCATGAAAATGCTGTCCTACGTGACACCCGGATTTTATGACAAATCATATGTTGGCAAGTGGATGTTTCAGGTCATGGGGTTGGAATATGATACAGCCTTAAAGCTGGCGGAGGAATTACCGCAACAGTTTTTCCCGGAAACAGCGACCTGGGGCTTATGCTGGCACGAAATAAAATGGGGATTGCCGGTGCAGGAAAACATTTCTTACCAAGAGCGCAGACAGGCGATATATGAAAAGAGAGATTATCATTCGCCAATGACACCGTACATTATGGAACGGTATCTGGAAAACGCGACCGGCTTCACGGTGCATATAGCAGATTGCCACGATGCAGGACCATTGAAGTATAAGCCACCTCACCCAAATGTATTTAAGACTTTTTTTAATGGCGAGGGCACGCTGGATTCAAAAAAAGCCCGAAAGCTGATTGATAAATTGAAGGAATCGCACACAACATATTTCATAAACGATTATTCCATTTTTGAAATTGTGTTTTCTGAAAAATTCATAGTCAACGATATAAATTTGCTTTTTAAGATACCGTTCTGGAAAGGGCGGCGTTTTGACGGCTCTGAACTATTAAATGGTTCACACCTGATGGATGCACTTATTGAGTATGATTTACGACTTGGACTGAAATACAAAGAGGGCGATTTCCAAATTGTGGAAACGCTGGATGTTGAGCGAATGACAGCAAGGGCGAAAGTTCCGCTATCAGAAAAAATCCATATTGAGAAGCAGACTGTCAGTGCGAAAGCATTTAACTGGCAGTCTTTGTTTTTTGATGGTTCCGTCCCGATGGATGGAAAATTGCTGATGAATTATTGCAGAGCAGACAATAAAACTACTGCAAACATCAGAATACCGGTAGCATCCATTTCCGAGAGATATGGAAACGCTACCTGTACAGTAAAAAGGAATCTTGCATATTTTGACGGTTCATTGAAAATGAACGGTTCACGATTGCTTAATTCATTAAACAGAAAGGAGGCTATCTAAGAATGGCACAAAATGTAATTATCACAAAAAAAGCCAGAAAGAAAATGGTGCAGGCAAGAGCAGGAGCGATTGCACTGCCAAAGATTGTCGGTATGGCATTTGGTTCTGGAGGAGTAGATAGCGCAGGAAATGTTATTTCTCCATCGGAGACACAGAGCACACTAAAAAAAGAGCTGCTCCGTAAGCCTATCAGCGGCTACAACTTTATCACAGAAACAACATGCAGATACGAATGCACGTTGGGAGAATCAGAGCTTGCCGGACAGTACATCAGTGAAATCGGACTGTATGATGCCAACGGCGATATTGTTTGTATCAAGACCTTTACCAGAAAGGGAAAGGACAACGATATTGAAATGACATACACGCTGGACGATGTTTTCTAATCCGGCAGAGAGGAGGAAACCATGAAATCATACAAACCAGGTTCAGCTACCTACAAAGATAACATTCCGATAGTGGAAACAACCGACACAAACCATGCGGATAATGTAAACCAGGCACCGAAACAGCTTATTGAGAACGACATCGCATTAAAAGAGCAGATGGACGGATATGGCTTTTCTGTAGTTAATGGCGCATTATGCGTAACCTATGAAAGCGAGGATTAAAAGAAATGAGCAAAGTTACAGAACCTATGCTGCTGGATAAAACCGGTCAGCAGTTACTTGGAGCAATGACAAAGCAAAATGAGTTGCTGACAGCGATTGCAAGTGGATACAATTACAAGCCGACATCCATTGCGGATGTGTTTGCAGTGGTGCAGTCAGGAAAGGCAAATCAGGTCTTTAATTATGGCGACCAGATTATTTTACCATGGACCGACAAGGCAACCGGAAAAACATACGAGTGTCCGCTTGATGTGGTACATTTTGGAGATGTTACACTTGCGGATGGAGAAACAGTACCGGGTATGTTGGTACAATGGCACTATGCGACACCTTTTGGTGTACAGTTCAATCAGTACCAGGCATTTAAGTATTGCGAGGAACAGTTACCTGCAGGAACCTACAATGTCATTATTGGTGATACATGGGGAAACAACTGCGTAAAGGGTAAAACATACCAGTTCACACTTACAAAGCCTGTACCGGCAAAAGGACAGCTCGCAGGATTATACAGAGCACCTGATGTCAGCCCGGCTGAATGGAAAGTATATTCATTTGAGAGCAGCTCGGCAACAGACCCTATCGAAACCGTAGCGATGGTAGAGGGGACAGGAGGAACCGCCCTCGGAACATTATCTTTCAAACCAACAGCACCACTTAATGGTTTGCAGAGCGTTGCATACGGATACAATCGTTGGGCGCAGAGTGCTATGCGTCAGTGGCTTAATTCAGAAGCAGCAAACGGTAAGTGGTGGACACCACAACACAATTTTGACCGTACACCAGACCAGCTCAAAGAAAAACACGGATTCCTTACCGGATTTGATGAGGAATTTACAAAGAGATTGAAAGCGACAAAGGTATCTACCTGGAAGAATACTCTTACAGACAATGGAGATACAGACGGTATTGAAGTAACCTACGATAAAGTATTCTTGCCAAGTTTGGAGGCAATGTCAATCGCTCCGCAGAAAGCTGGCGAGGACGATGTATGGGAATACTGGAAACGTGCATCTGGAATGGCGGACAAAATGCAGCAATACAAGACATATCCGCAGATTAGAACATTTGCGATTGAGAATCACACTTCACCGCAGGGCGTCCGCCTGCGCTCGGCTAGTCGGGGCAACTCGAGCACTACGTGGTATGTGAACTCCGATGGTAACGTCTACACCAGCTACGCGTACTGGGCTTTTCGCTGCGCTCCGGCTTGTTGGCTTTGCTAATCGAATAATCGTTATAATCCCCGGCACCCACGGATGCCGGGATATTTTTTGAAAGGAGGAATCAAGATGGCAGTACCAGAGGGAGAAAGACGACCTTGTAAAATGGACGTATTTATGTATGAGTTAGACCTTGTAACATATACGCTCCGAATCACAAGGAATGAGAAAATATTTCTTCCAGAATATAAAGGCTGCATAACAGACGATATTGTAGAAACCGCAAAGAATATCTACATAGATTCGTGGGATGCAAACAATATCAGAGTTCTGAAACGTGGCGATAGTAACTGGGAGGAGAGAAATCGTCTACAGTTAAGAGCTGCTAGGAATTGCAATAGGCTTTTGGCACTCATAGGCATCGCAAAGTCCTCGTTTCACCTGAAATCAAAGCGTGTCAAATACTGGGTTGGTAAAGTGTTAAAAATCCGGGGAATGATACGAAACTGGAATGAAAGCGATAGTGAACGCTACGCCGTTAAACAGCGGAAGTAGTGTTTATTATAGGGATGAGGACTGAAACGCAGAACGTCCGCCTGCGCTCGGCTAATCGGGGCAACTCGAACAATACGTGGTATGTGAACTCCGATGGTAACGTCAACAACAACAACGCGAACTGGGCTAATCGCTGCGCTCCGGATTGTGTGGTATTCAGGACATATGGCTGTCTCACAGAGGCGGCGCTCCGACCAATCTAACACAAGGAGTTCTTATCCTTGCCGAATGGCAAAACACCACTGTAGCGATGCAGTCAGCCCTGGAAAGGACTGGTACTGCTATATACGTTATGGACAATAATTCAATTTACGTGGATAAAGAAGAGATAATCGGTTTCGATGCCTTGTACGATTCAATGATGAAAAGTAAGAAAGGGGTTACCTGGAAAGGTTCGGTTGCACATTATGTGCTTAACAGTATGGAGGAAACTTACAAACTGTGCGAAGAACTTGAAAAGGGAACCTATAAAGCAAGGCCGACAACGCAATTTACGATAACATCACCAAAACCGAGGGAAATAATCAGCGTATGTTTTCGAGATAGGGTATATCAGCGGAGTTTGAATGACAACGCCTTATATCCGATTATGACCAGACAGCTCATTCGTGATAATTGGGCTTGCCAGAAAGGAAAAGGAACAGACGATGCAAGGGATAGAATGAAAGTATTTTTACAGAGAATGTACCGGAAATACGGCACAGACTTCTATGGATTGCAGAGCGATGTTCATGGATATTATCCGAATATGAGGCATGACATCACGAAAGAATTGTTCCGGGATAAATTGGACGATTGGCTGTATAAGCAAACTGAAACTGTTCTTGATGGACAGTACGCTGGTGACGTGGGATATAATCCCGGCAGTCAAATGGTCCAGATAGCAGGAATCGCATTCTTGAGCGATTACGACCATATGATGATGGAACAAACCGAAGCCGAGGATTACGGCAGATATATGGATGATTCAACACTGTTCCACCCATCAAGGGAATATCTGGAGAATTTGAAACTGATAAATGAGAAATACCTTGCAAGCAAGGGGATGGAGTTCAACCCGAAGAAAACGAAAGTATTCAGCATCAAAGATGGTTTTACATTCCTCGGATTCAAGTATCGGTTGACGGATACTGGAAAAGTTATCATGACAGTCAGTTCGGAGAAAGTTAAGGAAAGGCGCAGAAAACTCCGCAAGCTGGTGAGAAAAGCCAAAAGAGGTGAAATCACAAAAGCGAAAGTCGATGACTGTTATCAAGCATGGAGGAGTCATGCGAGCAAAGGAAATTCATTTCACCTTATATGCCGCATGGACGAATTTTATAAGAATTTATGGAATGACCAAGAAACGGAGGTAACTGACAATGAGAATCAAAGAGATGAACGGCAGCATTTATGACAGCCGGGCAAATGAAAACCTGCGTGCTACAGTTGCAGAGCAGGCAGCAACGATTGATTATCTGGCTATGATGGCAGATATCGATATTCCAACAGAGGACAAAACAGAGATGGGAGGTGCAGACAATGAGTAAGGCACAGGAAACGCAGGACGTAGAAACCACAGAACAGGTACAAGAGAAAGAACACAGCCCTAAGTTCTGGGATATTAAAAGCTATTACGATAGTGGATTCTGGAACAACACAATGGTTAAAAATGCTGTTAAGAAAAAGAAAATTACAGCAGAGGAATATACGGAGATTACCGGAAAGCAATACCAGTAAAAGGAGGAAAAGGCAGGTGCTTTGCAGAAGTCCACCTGGCATAATGCCTTATGACCAAAATATCGATACCGCCCTTGTCGGAATATTACAACTTTGACCGGTTGGAGGATGCGGCGAGGGAATTACATCTGAATACAGAAGAGCAGGAGAATGAGGAAAAGCTATTCAATCTGCACAACCATTTGATATGGCATTCGTATCGTCCTTTCCAGGATGCGCTTACGGATGCCATTTTCAGTATTACTATTCAGAACATAATTAAGGATTACAACCTTACTCCGCAGGACATACCGGCCGACTACCGGGATTTGCTGGAGTGAGAGAAAGGAAGTATAGGACAATGGATTTATTTTCGTTAGCTGTAGCCATAGGCATTCCATCGGCAATCACTGGGTTTTGCTTTTGGTGTTTGGAACATCACATGGAAAAGCGAGAGGAACAAGACAAAGAGGAACGCAAGAAAAGGCAGAAAGAGCAGGACGAGAGGGAGCAGGCAAGAGAAAAGAGCGAACTGTGCATCATCAACTGCATAAATGCCTCACTTGCGCTCGGAGAAGCTACGGCAAAAGCGGTACAGCGCATCCCTGATGCGAAATGCAATGGAGATATGCACGCCGCCCTGGATTATGCACAGAAAGTGAAGCATGAACAGAAAGATTTCCTGAACTCCCAGGCTTTACATCAGCTTTACTGATTGGAGGTTGCGGAGTGAGGAAAAGAAGAGCTACTAAAAATAAAAGCAAGGCCGCCATTCTTTGGATGTGGGAACACACAAAAATGATTGTGAACTGCCTGTCTGTATTGTATGTGCTGAACTGGCTGTATTCCCTGGTCGTGATTGTAGTTGCGATAAAGGAAACCGGGCAATTCAGTTACTTAGATACTCTCATAAGCGAAACGAATGAAACGTTCCGAATTGTGGTGGGGGCAAACATAGTCAAAGCAGGTGTTGAAAACATATTCAAATACAATGATTTTGGCGGTAAGGGTTCCCGGTATATGGGAGCCGGTAACAGTGAAAATGAAAGCATAGAAAATGTGGAGGACAACAGAGGATGAATGACATTATTTTTGAAGCATTAAAGTTACTGATTATGGTATGCGTGGCTGTGATTGCCAGATACGTTATTCCTTGGCTCAAAAGCAGAATCGAGCAGGATAAGATGGCAGCCATCGAAAAGATGGTTACACAGGCTGTCTTGTACGCACAGCAGGTACTCACATCAAAGAGTGGAGCCGAAAAGAAAGCTATTGTTACGGACCTATTGAAAGAAATGCTGACAGCAAAGAATATTTCCATTACTGACGAACAGCTTAATATTTTGATTGAAGCGGCTGTCAAACAGATGAAGATGGAGGAAAACGCAGGAATCGTAATCGAAGCAGTAGACGAACCGACAACAAAAACTGAATAAAAGACAGGAGATGATACCATGTCGCTCAAAGGAAATAGCAACGCAGAGCGCATCTGGAATTTTCTGATAAGCAAGGGGCTTAATCCATTCGGTGTCGCAGGTTTGATGGGAAACCTGGACCGAGAAAGTGGGTTAAGCCCTATTAACTTGCAGAATAACTACGAGAAATTACTGGGTTTTACGGATGATACATACACCACATCCGTAGACAATGGAGATTACCAGAATTTCGTATACGACAAAGCCGGATACGGTATTGCGCAGTGGACGTATTGGAGCAGGAAACAAAACCTGCAGAAGTATGCGCAGGAAAAAGGAACATCCATCGGTGACCTGGAAATGCAGCTTGAATTTCTTATGCAGGAATTGAGCAGCGGCTATAAATCTGTGCTGAATGTGCTGAAAACAGCAACGAGCGTGTTCCAGGCATCGAACGCTGTATTGCTTAATTTTGAAAAACCGGCAAACCAAGGAAGTTCAGTGCAGAAAGAAAGAGCCGAAAGCGGACAGAAATTTTATGACAAATATGTGTCTGGAAAAGGAGGAACATCTATCATGGGAAAGACAATAACGACAGGATGGCTTTCAGCCGTTGTTAATGGAATCAAAATCAATTGTGATTTGAAGTGTAATTCAGATAATTATAATAGCGCATCGAGCAGAAATGTTCTCAATGTTGTTATGCATTATACCGGCAACAGCAAGGATACAGCAAAGGCAAATGCGAATTATTTTACCGGAGCAGGAAGAAATGCATCGGCACACCTGTTTGTGGATGATACAGAAATCAGACAGAGCGTGCCGCTGAATTGTACCGCATGGCATTGTGGCGCAAAGACATATAAGCACTCAAGCTGTAGGAATGCAAACAGTATTGGCATTGAGATGTGCTGCACCGCCGGAAATTATAAGATTTCCGAAAAGACAAAGCAGAACGCCGCATACCTGTGTGCATATATCTGTAAGATGCTCGGCATCAGCGCAGGAGAAGTTGACAAGTATGTGCTGCGCCACTGGGATGTTACCGGAAAGAACTGCCCAGCACAGATGGCAGGAAGTAGCAATGCTGAATGGGTAGCATTCAAGAATATGGTAAAATCTATTCTTGGAGGTGGAGGAACAGGCGGTAACACTTCCGGCGGAACCCAGGCGAAGCAGATGTACCGAGTTCGTAAAACTTGGGCGGATGCAGCAAGCCAGAAAGGAGCATTCACAAGCCTGGAAAATGCAAAGAAATGTGCTGACGAAAATAAAGGGTACAGCGTATTTGATTCCAACGGAAACAAGGTATATCCAACATCGACAAATGCCGGAACGTCATGCAACTATGTGGTAAAAATTATAGTTGACGGATTGAGATACAGGGACAACCCTGGAACCAGTGGGACAAGAGTACTTGGGCATTTGAAAAAGAATTTCAAATATACCGTAGTAGAAGAACGCACCGTGAATGGCGTGAAATGGGGCAAGCTGAAATCTGGTGCTGGATGGTTTTCATTACAGCCAGAATACTCTACGCGATGTTAATACCTGATAAATGAGGAACGGACCTCTCTATCACATAAAATGTGGTGGAGGGGTTCTTTTTTTATACTCGAAAATATTGCATATATATGGTAGACTGTAGAAAAAACTAGGAGGTCTCAGAGGAATGAGAAAAAGACATTTTTTATTATTGGCAGTTGCCATAGCAAGTCTTACCTTGAACGGATGTTCGGGGGGGGGGTACAACTGATGTTGATACCTCACAGACCGAAAGTGTAGCGGAAAGCGAAAGTAGCGAAGCTGAACCGGCATCGACAGTAGAGATGCCAGAGGGATTCACAAAGATTACGCAGGAGCAGGCTGAATCATGCCCGGATGGGGACGGAGTGGTCGAAGTCATGAAAACAGCCCTGCAGTCGATTGGCGTTAAGAAAGTGCCGGATTGTTACTGGGGGAATTATAAGGCAGCCGGAAGTGTCGTTGACATGGAGGCTTACCTTATAACGGATGCACAAAACCTTATTGTCAGATGCCAGTACCTGAATAATAACTGGACGGTTGTTTATATCACTGACAGCGAGAACGGACACTTGTATTATCCTACAACGGGAAAGGATGCGTATAGCTACACAACAGGGGAATTGATAAAGCAGGAAGAAACAACTGAGCCAGCAGCGGCAGAGGACACGCAGGAGAAATCCGAAGAGCCTGAAACGCAGGAAGTACCGCACCGGGACGGAATGTACGGAATCAGTGACAAGAACTGTCACGATATAGATGCAACCTTTTCCAGAAATAAAGTGCGGAATGATGTTACAGGAAAATGGAGAGTATCAACCATTTCTGCCGATGTACAAATGGTGGAATATGCAAAGGATTACTACCAATGGAAATTTACGAACGATGATGAGATTCACTGCATTGTGAATTTTTATAACAACACGACAACGAAGATACAATACCTTAGCGGAAATCTGTTCGTTACGGTCCATGAGTATGTAAAGGGAGAGGAACACGATGCAAACCTGATGTTCAGCGGAACAGTCCTCCAGGATTTTATAGTCTACCTTGATAATGGAGACATAGAACAGATACAATAAAGGAGTTATCCCCAGAGTTATTCACATTATCCACAATATATTGAGTTGAAAAAATAATCGTTTGGTAACCGACTGATACCGAACGGTTATTTTTTTATGCGTTCGGAAAAATTCGGTTTATTTTTGATTTTGTACCAGTTTGAACCTGGACTTCAAAATTTGTACCGGCAGTTTAAAAAAGCGAAAAACCGAACGGTTATTTTCTTGAAAGTCTTGAAAGCCTCATAAAATAAGGATTTTTAGGCAGTTCATATCTTGGAATAAAACCGAAGTAACGAACGGTTATTTCTAAAACCGAAAAAACCCGATACAGATACAGAAACAGATAAAGATACAGATATATAAATATATTTATGTTCATTTGTGCCTCGAAAAACTTTTTCAAAAATTGTAAATAAGCATATTGACACTACTAACCTACGTGTTATTATAATACCAACAACTCAATAAAACGAGTTGAAATAAACCATGGCAGGAGGTTAAGAACACATGGAGGAATTTGAAATGACACAGACAGAGTTGATTTTATTCTTAGAAACATTAGCAGAGAACGTGGAGCTGAAAGCAAAGACCGGAGAAGATGCTGCAGGCATCATACGAAAGAAAATCGAGGTATTAAAAAAGGAAACCCCGACACCTAGCAAGTAAGAGGGTTTCCAATTCACAAATAAGGGTAAGGCGGTTCCTGCCACCGCCAAGCCTTACCCTTTTATTATAGCAGGGCGGTGGAAGAAATCAAGAGTGGAATGCAGGAGGACATGGAGATGGCAAGTGGAAATTACAAATATTACCAGCCGAATAAAAAGGACCTTAAAGACAAGTACGGAGATTGCGTTATTCGCGCATTAACAAAGGTCACAGGAAAGGAATGGATGCAGGTCTTTGATGAACTGTTACCGTATGCTAGGGAATTACAGTGCATGCCGAATGGAAAGCAGTGCTATGAAAGCTATTTGAAAGAAAACGGCTTTACTTATCATGGCATCAGCAACAAGAAAGGTTCAAAAAGGCCTACGGTTGACAGGTTCGCAAAAGACCATAAGGCAGGAACTTATTTCCTGAATGTGGCAAACCATTGCGTATCAGTAGTGAATGGAATCTATTACGATACATGGGATTCTGGAGCATGTTGTTTGTATGGATACTGGGAGATGGAGGAGCAGAGCCGATGAAAAAGTACAGAGTAAACGAGAGCGAACATTTCAACCTTTATTCGATGCACGATAAGCTGAAATGCATCGAAATTGATATGCAGGAGGCACCGGCACACACATACACAGACGAGCAGTGGGATGAGGTTCAGGAAAGAATCAGCGAAGTCGAGGAGCTTATGGAAAAGGCATATTGCGTGGGCGCATTGGTGGACTGGCCAACCTTAAAGAGAATCAGGGAGATTAAGGAAGAACGGCAATTGATAAGATACAACACCTGTCTGGCGCAGGGAACATCGGAGAAAGATGCGGCAATGGCATTTGAATTATAAAATAATTCCCCGCCCCGGAGGTTACGAGGGTAGAAAGCGAGGACACACAAATGATGGCGAATATTGTAGCAATGTTTCATTCAACACTGCATATGGACGATGGATATGTAAATCATATCGCAATAGTCCAGGACATTGATGGATACCATAACCATTTTATTTACGATGAGGACAAAGGGAAAGGAGCCGCAGGAACAGGACCATTCAAAACAATAGAGGACGCGAAACAGGATGTCATAGCACATTACCCTGATGCGAAAGAAAAGGAGATTCAGCCGATGAAATACAGATATTACAGCACACAGCGACCGGTTATGCCTGGAGGATACCCGAAACCGGAGAATAACAAAGTCCTGGAGATTAAGAACTTCGATAGCAAAATATTTGCGAAGGAGGTAGGCTGCCAGGCGTGGGGATACGTTGAATACGAAAAGCCACTCGGACATTTTGATGTGGTCGGTTATGAACTGGTTGCGGTAAAGATTAAAACACTGCATCTGAAATATATTGGCAGGGACGATTGGGGACGGTACGTGTATGAGGATGAAAACGGAAAGCTCTGGAAGAATACAGACTGTTGCAGCCCGAGAGAATGCTGCGAGGAAAGAGGAGACATACTCAACTCATCCGCAGGCAATGAGTTCGACGGAGAGCCAGACTGCTTTATGGCGGCTCACATCAAAGTTGAGTATTTACCAGAAGAGGGAGGCGAGCAGGATGGATAAAGCAAATACCGGCGAACAGCCGGTAAGGCTGTACCGTAATAAAGAAACCGGAGAGCTGTTTACATACCTGGAAATGCTGGAAGAATGGCGAGAAAGGTACGAGGGAATCAACCCGGACAATGGCTTATACCAATACCACTGGCACACCAGGTACGATTACTTAGGATAAAGGAACAGGAGGGCAGAAAGTGAGAACGATTGATTTACTGTATCAGGCATATGTTGATGAGCGCATGGAGAGCACAGAAAGCGGAGAAGAGCAGGAGGCGATTCGCCAGTTTAGAAATATATGCAGTAAAGCAGATAACAGCCTCATGAAATTACAGGGCGATATATGGGACAGCATGGTCCAGTATGGAGACAGCAGGGAAAAACAGGGATTCATTGCAGGCTTTATGATGGCATGTGATTTATTCAGAACAGGAGGTGCGGGAGCATGGAAGATTTAATTCTACATCCTGATATAGCTGACCCGGTAATGACATTGAGCGATAGAGATATGGGGACGCTTTTCAAAGCACTTATGCTTTATCGCTGGAAGAATGAGGAGCCAAAAGACTTGAGTGCAGCGGCGGATATGGCGTTTATATTCATTCGTTCAAAAATGGATATGGAAACAGAAGCGAGAAAAGAATACTGCCGGAAACAGCAGGAAAGAGGAAAACTCGGAGGCAGACCAAAGAAAAATCCAGAGGAAAGCAAGGAAAAGAAATAAAACTCATTTTTTTGAGCTTTTTGTAAATATAGGTATTGACACCTACCTACTACGTGTTATATTAAACTCATAAGAACGAGTTATAAAACACACAAAAGTGAGTATGAGGTAAGCGAGATGAAATTTACAAAGAAAATGGTTGAGGTAATCGAAAGAGCTATTGATAAAAAACTCACAGCAGAAGAAATTGAAAAAGGGAAAGTCGAAACAACTCTCACAAGATGGTATGGAACCAAAAAGGTTGTAAAAATCTACAGAGCAGATAATAAAAAAATATATGTCTACGGAAGATTTGAAAATGACACATACTGGTTTCAGACACAAGGGTTTGACACACCAAACAAAAAGTTCGAGCAGGCAGTTTTGGCATAAGATTCAAGGAGGTATATACAATGGCAGCACAGATTATCCGATTTCCGGTACAGAACAGCAACGGTTATAACAATTTGGTTCAGTTGTTTGAGATTTGCGATTCATTAGAATCCTGCAATTTCTATCTTGAAAGCGTAGAACAGCTTTTTCAGAAAGGATATATTTCTGAAAAAGAGATGTACACTCTTCGCAGGATTGGCAGAGGAAAACGCCTGGAGCTGACACAGCCAGAAGAGCAGGAACCGAAGGAGGCAACCGAACCTGGCGTGTATCAGTACACACCGGAGATGGGAGGCACAAAGCCTGATTGCCAGATGGAGGCGAGCCGGGGATATTATGGCGGTCATTGGTTTATTGATACGCCACTGGAAATCAAAGGTCGGGGAATTACGTTCCTGAAAAAATATACGGATAAGGATTTCTGCACACCGGGGCATTACCGGGTAGGCTGGAACGAATACCGAGTAACCAATAAAGCGTTCGATAAATTAAAAGAACAGTATACAATTTCACAGGAAGTCTGCCTCGATTAAGAGGCAGATACAGAATGGAGGGAGGGCAGAAACGTGAGTCGGAGAAAGATGCACGCATACGGAGAAAGAGAAAGCGGAGGGAGATACATTCTGGATGATTACGATTTTTCCCGGAATCATACAAAAGCACAGACAATCAAAAGATGGAAAAGGAACTTGAAAAAGAAAGCAAGGTCTGAACGCCGGAGAGTGGAGCACAAGGCGATGAGCACAAACGATGAACAATAGGAGGAATAGCTATGGCAGATATGACATTAAGACAGTTTTGTGAGAGATACCGCAAGGGAGATTTCCTTGCGAAAGACAGAGCAACACAGATTGAGGCAGGCTGGTATGACTGGTTCTGCGATGATAAGGCACTTGCAGGAAGATTGGCGAAAATCTGGGGGATTCTGAAAGGCATTACAAGCGATTACATATTGGATAACTACCGGGTGTGGTTCAAAAATAATTTCCCGATGGTCGGTCCGCTTTATGATGATGTAAGATTCGAGCCTCTTGATGAGGAGCAGAGAGATGAGCTGTATTTCGGAGTTGCCATTGATGACAAGCGCAGGGAAAAGAAATACGTTATCTTCACAGCCAGAAATGATTATGAAAACGAATGCGGTTTTAATAATGTCCGGGAGGTTCGACAGTTCATAAATGGGTGGGAAAATGAGCTGAAAAATGAAGAATTTTACAAGGCAAGAGAGAAGAAACGCCAGGAGATGGAAGAGGCAAACAATAAATTTTCAGAGATTATGTAAAGGGCAGATGAAATCCTGGGGAATCTCAAGGAGGACTAAAGTGTGGAATATACCGGACGAGGACGAATACTGGGAGCGCAGGCGAGAAGAATTTGAAAACCCACCACGCAGGAGGAGCCAGTGGGATGATGAAGAGCCGCCACCATTAAGAGAGGACTATCTGTTCCTGGATGAGGAGCAGGAAGAGTTGGAAAGCAAATACGGCTGCCAGATGGTGGAACTGGACGAAGATGAACTGTTCGAGATTGTAGAACAGTTCGTAAAATTAACGCCCGAATCTGCCAAATGGGAAGAGAACATGCAGGGCATAAAATATAAATACCAGGAGGAATGTGCGTAATGATAACAGCAAAAATTGTAAAGTATTATAACGATTATAACCAGAAAGAGTTCGACAAAACGTTTGAAAATCTGGACGAATTGGCAGATTGGATATTCGACCAGATGCAGCTTGACTATACCAGAAAGCCGGGATGCGATTTCTTGACATTTCCGACCAATAGATTCGGGAAGTGGTACGAAATTTCAGTACGACCGAATTATGGGGGATATGTGTACTGGATTCACGAAATTGATAGTGAAAGCGGAATTATTTTTTCAAGTGGGAAATATACCGCCGGGAAAGATTTCTGTGCAGAAAAGGTGCAGGAGTGGTTCCAGAAATGCGAGGAACGAAAAAAACATCCAAAATTCAATTTCGTGGAGGTGTAGGCAGTGGATATTATAGAAAAATTCAAGCAGTATATGCTCGATAATGGCATTACATACGAGGAGGCGGCAAAGCGTATCGGATGGACCCGGCAGAATCTGTGGTACAAACTGAATGTTGGAGTATCGCCGACCTATGGAACAATCAAAAAGATTGCGGACGGTCTTGGTTTTGAGATTAGACTGACGCAGGATGGAAAGCCGGATATAACAAAGCTGGAAGATATAGCGGCTGATACAGAGGATGATTCTGCAAGATTCATAATTATTGAGCACGTCATAAATTCTATGGGATATTCTCTCGAAATAGTACCACCTGAAAAGTAAACTCATAAAATTGAGATTTTGTTAATAAAGGTATTGACACCTACCTACTACGTGTTAGTATATACTCAAACAACTCAATAGAATGAGTTGAAACATAAGGAGGCATGAAGATGGGATTATTCAAAGAGCTTATGAATGCAGTCGAAAACAGGTTATATGGAACAGGGGCAACCGCTACAGCCAAGGAAAACAACGGCGTGCAGATGATTTTGATTCAGACAGGGAAAGCATTACAGGCATTGTATGTTGGTTCAATCCTGAATGAGATGGCAGCCGGTATCATGGATGCGGAAGAGGGAGCAGAGGAAGTGGAAAGAATGTTCTTCCACGCAATAGCAGAATAAGAAAGGAACTCACAAAAATGAGCAAAGAAAAAATTGAAATGACAGAAAAACAGTTCGAGGAGTTATGCAAAGCAGTATATCCGCACCTGAAAGCGATTCGGGAGGCGTTAAAAGGGAATGGCGAGGAAATGTCAGCGAGCATATCAGTTGGCAGTGATGGATACCTTAACTTCCATCCTTACAATTCAGACTGGGAGCTTTCAAAGTTCAAAGATTCACAGGCAACGATGAAATATGAGCACAGAACAATTTTGAAAATGGAGGAGGACGAATAATGGAGATTCAGTTCTATACAATCAGCGAGGATATGGCAAGAGCCGCCAACGATGCCAATTCGATGAGTGATTATAAGCAGGGCAGCGCAACAGAGGAATACCGCAAGCGAGTAGAGAGTGTCTATGCGGTTGTTGAGAAAATCAAAGAGAAAAGACCGAACCTTGCTGAAAAGGCAGAAAGAATGGCAGGGAGATACAGCAAGAAGCTGGCGGAATACTACAATTCCTACTACAGAAACGAAGCGAGCTGTCCGTCAGTTCTGATTTCTGGAGCTGGTAACTTCCCGGTTAAGAAAAAGAACAAGCAGAACAGCCGCAGGGATTCACTCATGCAGGAGTGGAACAGCCTGGAATCCTATGCAAAGAAGATTACAAACCTGCTCACAATGAATCAGCAGATTTTATCCGGGGACGCACAGGCCATTGAAATGTTGGAGGAAAAGCTGGAAAGCCTTACAGAGCTTCAGGACAGAATGAAAGCGGTCAATGCATATTGGAGAAAGCACAAAACAGTCGAGGGATGCCCGGAACTTTCCGTTTCACAGCAGGAAGAATTGAAAAAGGCTATGTCAGAAAGCTGGCATTTGAGCGATGCACCATTCGCAGGGTATCAGCTTTCAAACAATAATGCAAAAATCAAAAATACCAAGGCAAGACTGGAAAGACTGAAAAAGGCAAAAGAGGCAGGAACCAAGGAAACAGAGAACGATTTCTTCAAAGTGGTAGAAAATACAGACCTTATGAGATTACAGCTTTTCTTTGATGGAAAACCGGATGAAGAAACAAGGGATATTGTAAAAAAACATGGTTTCAGATGGTCACCGAAGAATGGATGCTGGCAGAGGCAGCTTACAGCGAATGGCAAATATGCCTTAAAAGAAGTTATCACAGAATTACAGAAAACGTCTGCTTCGGGCGTATAGGAGGTAATAGAGGTATGGCAGAACTTTTGACAAGGGCGATTGTAGAAGAATACCGGAAACGTGCAAAAGCTCTGCCGGACACAGCAGGGCAGGACATAAGGGAGCGAAGAGAATTAAGAATTGAGTTACAGAACCGATGCGGAATAACGGAATTACAGGCAGTTAATATACTGAACGGATTCCATGCGGACAGCTACATAGTAAGCGAATACAGAAAGGCGGCTGAAAATGCATCGGAGAAAGCTCAAGACCATGAAAGACTGGGAAAGAGAGGCAAACGATAATTGCCAATATAGTTGGTATGATTATGCGAAACCGGGTGACCTGGTGGATGAAAGCGTATTCATATATTTTATGGATGTCACAACACCAAGAATATACAGAGATGGATACTTGCAGGTGGGTGCGCCATACAGCAGAGTGATGGACGATGAGATGGGAACGGAGCGTGACACTTTTCCGACTTTTGAGAGGGTGGAGAAAGGCGTATACAGGTTCTGCGGAAATTGCTTTGCAGGAGAAACAAAACATATTGAATAACAGGAGGACGAAAAGAATGAGTATCAATTCAATCAGATTAAGTGCATACGGATTCCGTATGGAGGCAGTAGGCAGCAAGAAGTTTATCAAGAGAGAAAGGAATGCGTTTCTGGAATTTGCGGCAGGAAGAGTAAACGAAACGGCACAGAAATTAGCAGAGGCAGTATGCGCAGAACCGTTGCATCCATTTTGCAACTGTGCCATGCCTGGTGTGGATTCGGACCAGGAGCATGAAAAGTCAAAAGATACCGGAAAAGAGCTGAACATCACACATAAATACAAGAAAACATTTACGTTGGATGAATTAAGAGCACTTATTAGAAGCGGAGAAATCCAGAACCATGTTTCGGTTGGAGATACAATCTGGATTATGTTTGACGGAAAAGAGGCTCCATATGATGTTATTGGCTTTGATGCGGAGGAACTTGTGGACAAAACACTTGACCATAGCATGACAATCCAGGCTCATGTAGCAATTGAGGCGAGAGAGTTCGACACAAAAGGAGATTACGGCAGTAATGTATGGGCGGATTCCGAGTTGAGAGAATATTTACAGAGCGATGAGTTCAAAGAAAGATTTGCAGACCTTATTCCTTACCTGGCAAAAGTGAAGAAAAACAACAGCAATGGAGAACAGACAGAAGATTTGTTTTTCCTGCTCTCAAAAGAGGAGTTCGACCCGGAGGAAACACCATACGAATTTTATGAAAATAAGGCGAACAGAGTGAAATTCACAGAGGATGGTAATACCTGCCGACACTGGACCCGCTCGGCTACTCGGGGCAACTCGAGCGGTACGTGGTATGTGAACTCCGGTGGTTACGTCAACGGCGGCACCGCGAACTGGGCTATTCGCTGCGCTCCGGCTTGTACCATTGCATAGAAATCTATCAATCTTCTCATCCCGGCACCCATGGATGCCGGTGAGGGGATAGAAAAGAGGCGCAGAATGGCGAAGAAAAGGACGAGAGCAGAGGAATTGCAGGAAAATTTGCAGAAAGATTTTCAAAGATGGGAATATCTCAACACGCATGGAGGCAGCGACCCATTATATGAAGATGGCTTCAACATGAACATTGTGCGGAACCATATCATATATGACAAGCGGAAGTGCCAGGAGGAGTTGAAAGAAAAGGACTACCCGAAAGAATATTTCAGAGAAACACCGCCGCAGGTAGACAATTATTATATGGCGAGGATGGATGAAATCAGGGAAAATGCTAAAAGCTCTCTCTTGGTTTATAAGGCAGATGAAAATTATATTTTTATCATGCAGAATCTTGGGAAGTTGAACGAAAGGCAAAAAGAACAGTGCCATATCGGTGCGGTCATGGGATATATTACAGGATTGCAGAGTTTTATCAATGGGAATGATTATGTCGGAATGAGGCGGCACGAACGCCCGGAAAGATACCAGGACAGTTTTAAATATTGTCGCAAACAGATTGAGGAATACCTGAAAGAGATTCCCAAAGAAAAGGTACTGCCTACCGGACAGCTTACGTTATTTGACCTATTCGATATGAGTGGAGGCTAGAAGATGGAGGAAAGAAAGTGCTTGTATTGCAGGAAGATATTTCAGACGGATATTCCAGGAAAGAAATATTGCTGCCGCAAGTGTTCTGTAAAATACAGGAGGCACAGAAAAGATGGATATAAAAAATAAAAATGAGTTGAAACGGCGAATAGACCTATTCCTGCATGATTTCACACATGAGGAATACCGAATCAACGAAGAATATTGCAAAGAAACCATGCGGATAATGGTAGATTTCATAGGTCATGTAGATAATCGCCTGGATGCGGCGGACAAGAGATTGAAAAAGGCGAAAGCCGGAGAAAAAGCTCTTGCAGAATACATTATCTCAAATGCTCATAGTTGCCCTATACCGGTGGAAATGGTATGCAAACCAGGATTTCAGCAGATAGGATGCGTGCAATGCTTGATAAAGCATCTGGATGTTTTGAATAAGCCGAGGGAGGACTAGGAAATGCTGTTAAATACAAAATGTGAAAGATGCAATGAACCGACCAAACACGTTGTCGGGTTTTGGGATGGAGAAAACGGAAAAAGCGGCTTTGTACATGATTGCGAGAATGAGAAATGCGAAGTACGGCAACTGATTAAGGTTACAGAAACAAAAGCCATGCAGGAAAGATTCAGAATCCAGAATCTGAACAGCCGAAAAAGAATGTACGCAGGGTACATAGCAGCATTACGGAAAGACGCAAAAATATCGATGATGGAAATGTCAAAGATTGCCGGTTGCAGTCCGGCTGAATACAGTGCATATGAGCATGAAAGAAAGCCATTTGATGAGGAGACTTACAGAAAATGTGAAGAGTATTTGCTGAAAAATGAAAAGAAGTTTAAGTCGAGTGGATTATCTGCATCTGAGAGGCTACTGCTCCTTGGACCTTTTGCAGGGGAACAGAAAGACTGGAAAGAACTGGAACGGTGGGTTGATACGGTAAATGGAATTATTTACGATTTGCAGAAAAACAGACAGTAAGGAGAAAAAAGATGGAAGTTAAAATTATTAGTGGATATGGAGAAAATACATTTCAGATGGACGATGCGGATACAATGTCACTTCTTAATAACGCCATGAGATTCCATAATAAAATCAAAGCGATTGACGGTGTTGAGGATAATACTGGTATCAAAGCTGAAAAGGAAGAGGAAATCAAGGAAAGTATCACAGCACAAGAATTTGTGAAAAGAATGCAGGAAAAGCCTCACAGCCGGAATGACAGCCTGTTTGGTACTGGATGGAAGAAAGAACCAGAGAAAACCGAAGAGCCGCAGGATATGGAACATCCTGACGGATACAAAGGGTTCCTGTATATCAAATGCGATAAATGCGGAAAGGAAAAAGGATTCTGTGCAAAAGAAAAAATCAAGTCCTATAAATGTGAATGTGGCAAAGAAACGGAACTGGTAAACCTTAAACCGCTTTATACGAAATGCAAGTGTGGCAATGAATTTAAGTACATGACAAATATGAATACTGCGGAATTTACTTATAAATGCTTTACTTGCGGTAGTCCTGTAGATGTAAAGATGAACAGCAGAAGAACAGCCTATATTACAATCGGGGGGGGTACTAAAGGTTATAGCCGCAAGCTGGCTCGGAAATATGGTGCATCAGTTAGTTGCTGGTAAAAGAAAGAGAGGCTAAAAATGAATAAAGCAATCGAGATAGGCCGCCTTACGCGCGACCCGGAAGTTAGATATTCGCAGGGGAACAATACAGCAGTAGCAAGATACACTATTGCGGTAGACAGAAAATTCAAAAGAGAGGGAGAACAAACAGCAGATTTCATCCCTTGCGTAGTGTTTGGAAAACAGGCGGAGTTTGCCGAGAAGTATTTCAGAAAAGGAACAAAAGTTGTTATTTCTGGAAGAATCACAACAGGAAGTTATACAAACAAGGATGGTCAGAAAATATATACCACTGAAATAACAGTGGAGGAGCAGGAGTTCGCAGAGAGCAAAGGAAGTAGCGAAGCACAGGGAACCGGTCAGATGCCAACTCCGAATGGCGATGGTTTTATGAGCGTCCCAGATGATGATACCGGCTTACCGTTCAATTAGAATTATGAGGAGAAATATCAATGCTTGCAAATTATGAAAAATTCGGTTTCAAAATTAAGGCGGAGCATCTGCCTGAATCATGCACATGGTGTCCTTTTTGGACGGCTCCAATGGCGGATGTAGAATTTGCTGGATGCTATATAACCGGAAGTGAAGTTCGGCTAGATACCGGGGAGGCTGACAAAAGGCGAATGCCTGATTGCCCGATAAAGTGCAAGAGAGGCAGGGAGCGTAGGAAAAAAGTTTACCGAAAAAAATAAAAGGATAAATAGGCAGGAGGAATAACGATGGACGATTATACAATCAAGGAAAAAGACAAGGAAGTTGCAGGGATTACGGTAACGTATGACGATGGGAGCACGAAAGAAATTCAGCAAGGATGCTGTGTAGACCTGAAAAACGGCAGTGACGATTTAAGCGTAGAACTGTTGAATATAAAAGCGTTCGATTTAGTAAAACTTACATATGGTCTGATGGTTGTGATAGAAAAAATAGGGCTTGAGGATGCTTTCAATGCGTATGCCAGAGGAGAAACAATACAGGAGGCGCAGGATGAATAGAAAGGCACTGGAAGAAAACCTGGGACGAAGAATAAAGGTCAGACTATTCGACGGAGCAGAATACGAGGGATATTTAAGAAAATCGGGAGATGAACGATATCGGAACGACCCGAACCTGTATTTGCCGAAGAACTATTACTTCTTGACAGATGATTATGGAGTATGCAAAACGTGTTTGTTCCGGGTATCACATATCCAAAATTACAAAATATTAGCTTAAAAGGAGCAGAGAGAATGAAGAAAGCAAGAGCAATGGCGGTTCTTGTAATTGTGGCGGTACTTGTATGTGCCGCCTTTGCTATAAGCAAGAATAGTGCCGAAAAAAGAAAACAGATGATAGCGCAGAAATATGGAATCACGCAGGAAAATACAAAAAATGTTATCAAAATCGAAGAAAATGTATGCAAAACCCAGGAAAGCGATTCAAAAACTCAAGAAAGTGCGCAGGAAGTTCCGGAAAGCGTTATCATACCGGGGAAAAATGAAACAGGGAATCCACTGATTGATGCAGAGTTGCAATCCAAAATAGTAGGCGATAGCTTGATGGCATACATTGAGGTTGACAAAGACACCTTAAAGGGAATATCAGAGGAGGAGTACAGAGCGTTCGCCGAAGAGGTTGTGAGGAACAGCGGATACAGATGGTTCGTAATTAAATGTGGAGATGGCACCGGGATAGTTCATGCCGGCTCATATTATGCTTGTGCCGTATATGGGAAACTGGATACGGATGGATGCATAGCGGAACCATACGGATACATATACCTTACAGACAACGGATTTATTTATGAGGAATAGTACAGAAAAAAAGAACTGGATTACTTCCTATATATATGATATACTGACAAATGTAACATTTCGGCTACATTCCTAAAGGTTCGGGGATGCGATGTTTATAACAAACGATATGCATATGGACGATGAGGCAGCTGAATAAATTTTACTTGTAAAAATCAATCATATATACTAATATGTTGATTGAAAGTATACCTCTCGATATACATACATATTATGACACCAGGATCCAAATTTGGACCAAGGAGGTTGTGGATGCGGTTATCGAGATTGTACGAAGAACAGACAGTGAAGAAGGAGTATATCACTATGGTGCTGT